ATGAGGCAATGGATTATGATTCATTAATTGCCCCCGCACTTGATATAATTTCAGAAGAAGCAACCTTAAAAAACGAATATGGGGATGTTTTAACAATTAAATCATCTAATGAAAATGTTAAACGTGTACTCCATAACTTATTCTATGATGTGTTAAATGTTGAATTTAACTTACCTTCATGGGTTCGTCAAATGTGTAAATATGGTGATTTTTATCTTCATTTACAAATATCTGAAAAATTTGGTGTATATAATGTTTTACCACTTTCAGTATATCAAGTAGTTAGAGAAGAAGGAACAGATCCAGGTAATCCTAATTATGTACAATTTATACTAGACCCTAACGGCTTATCACAATCTAATACTTATAGTGCTAGAAGAAGTGACCAAATGAAATTAGAAAATTATGAGGTAGCTCATTTTAGACTATTATCAGATGCTGCATACCTCCCTTATGGTAGATCTTATCTTGAACCCGCACGTAAAGTATTTAAGCAACTTATTTTAATGGAGGATGCAATGCTTATCCACAGAATTATGCGTGCCCCTGAAAAACGAATATTTTATATGAATGTAGGTGGTATTCCTCCTAATGAAATAGATCAATATATGGAACGTACTGTTTCTAAAATGAAAAAAACACCCTATATAGATCAAGATTCTGGAGATTATAATCTAAAGTTTAATATTCAAAACATGACTGAGGATTTTTATATCCCGGTTAGAGGTAATGATGCATCAACAAAAATTGAAACTACAAAAGGTCTCGATTACGATGGTACAACTGACATTGAATACTTAAAGAACCGAATGTTAGCGGCTCTTAAAATCCCTAAAGCATTCTTAGGATACGATGAAAACCTTGAAGGTAAATCAACATTAGCAGCTATGGATATTCGTTTTGCTCGTACAATTGAGCGTTTACAAAGAACTATAGTATCTGAATTACATAAAATCGCTTTAGTGCATTTATATACCCAAGGATTTACGGATTCGGATTTAGTAGATTTTGAATTAGAACTAACAGGCCCTTCAATTGTATTTGAACAAGAAAAAACGGAATTATATAAGTCAAAAGTTGAATTAGCTAATTCAATTACGGATAAAAAGATATTATCTACGGATTTTGTTTATAAAAATGTGTTTAATTTATCTGATAGAGAAATGGAACATGAAAGAAATAGAGCCCTTGACGATGCGGCTCACATATTTAGAGTAAATCAAATAGAAAACGAAGGTAATGATCCATTAGAATCAGGAGAATCATATGGTACACCACATGATTTGGCTAGTTTATATTCTACTAAACGTGATAAAACTGTTAAAGATGTGCCGGATGGTTATGATGAAAAAGAACCAGGTAGACCACCTGTTAAGCTTAGTAGATATGACACTGACCAAGCTAACATGGGTAGGGATCCATTAGGTAAAGCAGGTTTAACTGCTGATGATAGTCCTAATAGAACCAATGATGTTTCTACGTTTGCACTTGAAGAGAATTCTAGACTACTTAAAAAATTATCTTTAAATGTATTAAAGGGTAAACAAATACTAAAAGAAGAAAATAATTCTTCCCTTTTAGATGAAGAAAATATTATAAAAGAGTAAGCTTCAAAATTCCTTACATATTTATATAAGAATAAATATATTTATTTCATGAAATCTAAGCACTCTAAGTATAAAAATACTGGAATATTATTTGAACTGTTAACCAGACAAATTACGTCTGAAACTATTTCAAATGTATCTCCTAAAGCAGTAGGTATCTTAAAAAAATTTTTTAAACAAGACTCTAATCTTTTAAGAGAATATCAAATATACCATGCTTTACTTACTAAAAGGTATGATAAAGAAGCAAGTGCTAATGTACTTATTGAAACTTTAATTAACGCACATGCTAAGTTAAATAAATCTGTATTAAGAAAAGAAAGATATAATTTAGTTAAGGAGATAAAGGATATATATAATATAGAAGACTTTTTTAAAGCAAAAATTCCAAATTATAAAGTATATGCAAGTGTTTATAATTTATTAGAAAATAAATCTGCTACTCCTATGTCAATAGTTGATTCTAAAGTTACTATATTAGAACATGTTACTAATAAAAACCTTCCAAATAAACCTAAAAAAGAAATGGTTATGGAAGAATATGAAAAATTTGATAAAGAAACCAGAGCATTAACATATAAAATGTTAATGGAAAAGTTTAATGAAAAGTATTCTGGTTTAGCAAATAATCAAAGAGTCTTACTTAAAGAGTATGTTTACAGTGTTTCTAATAGTCCTAAATTAAAAGCATTTATAAATAAAGAAATACTTAAAGTAAAATCAGAAATAGAATCCCTATTAGAAAAAACTGACCAAATCACTCAAATAAAACTTACAGAAGTTAAAAATTTAATTAAACCTCTTTGTAAAAAATCTTTTGTTCATGATGATAATGTAATTAATCTTTTAAATTACTATGAATTAATTAATGAATTAAAGTCTATTCAATCATGAGTATTAATGAACTTAGATCTCTCATTCGTGAACTCATTAAAACAGAAGTTAAAGAGGCCTCAACTACAGGTACTGGTACTTCTATTAGTGTTGGTTCTAGTGAAGCTTATGCTACACCTAGAGCATTTGGAAATAATAGAAAAAGAAAAAAAAGAAGTTATATGGGTTACAAAGAAATTAACGTAAAATAATAAGTTATGGCAAAGAAAATTAGCGCTTTTGAATTTGGGAAGGGGGATACAAATACTTCTCGTCCGGGTGTGCATGCTAAAACTAAAAATAGCAACCACAAACAATCAAAACATTATAAAAAAACCTATAGAGGGCAAGGACGATGAAACAATTACTTATAGAACATATGCCATTTAAAGTAGATAAATTCTTAGTTGAACAATCTATTAAAGAAAACAGACCACTTAAAGTAGGTGGTATTATTCAAAGAGCTGGTGTTAAAAACCATAATGGCCGAATCTATGAGCAAGATATTCTAGAAAGAGAAATTAAAAAATACATTGATGGTCCTGTTAAAGAAAACAGAGCTTTAGGTGAGTTAGACCACCCAGAATCTTCTGTTATTAATTTAAATAATGTATCTCATAACATAGTAGAAATTACTATGAAAGGGGGCGATGTACACGGTGTTATAGAAATATTAACTACCCCTGCGGGTAATATTCTTAAAGAATTATTCCGCTGTGGTGTCACAGTAGGGATATCTTCTAGAGGAATGGGTTCAGTAGAAGAAAATTCAGATGGAGTATTAATGGTGCAAGAAGATTTTGATCTTCTTTGCTTTGATATGGTTTCAACCCCATCAACCCCAGGTGCTTACATGTCTCCTATGAATGAAGGAGTAAATACCCATATTAAAGATTATACTAAAATTAATAATATTATTAGAGATATAATCTGTGATAACACGGGAATGTGTAAGTGTTAATCGTTACTAAAAAAGCCTTTAATAAAGTGGTAAATAAAAATAGCTGATGCTAAAGGCCACCCTAATATAACCCAAAATCTATCTGACCATTCCATTGGGTATCCCGCCTTTGTAATACTCCTTTCCAGGAAAGCTGCTACCATAACTCCAATTAAAAAGTAAGTACATACTGTTTGGAGATTAGTAACATCTTCAATAAAGGTTATTGCTAATAATTCTAATGGATTCATAATCTAATTGTTTTCCCTAAAAATACAAAAAAAGTTTTCGGTTTCCAAATTTATTTCATATTTATTTTGGAAGCATACACTATATTAAAATAGTGTCCCTGGATTTTAAAAACAAATCCCTATTAGAGATACTAAAATCTCTATTTCCCGTACATAATTTACTGGAAGCCACTTAAAAATTAAAAACAAAATGGCTAAAGAACTATTAAAAGAGGCTATTGCTGATGCAAAAGCTGTTAGAGAAGTTGCTTTGCAAAATGCTAAAATGGCATTAGAAGAAGCATTCGACTCTAAAATTAAAAACATGCTCTCTGCTCGATTAGCAGAAGAGTTAGAAGAAGATGTTGAACTTGAAGAAGAGTATATGGAAGATGAAAAGTCTGAAGGTATGTCTTACGACGAGGACGATAAAGTAGATGAGATGTCTTATGATGAAGACGATGTTGATGAAGCTTATCACGAAGATGGAGTTGACGAAGAAATTAACCTTGATGAACTCATGGCTGAGCTTGAAGAAATGTCTGATGATGACATGAAAGAAGGCAAAAAGAAAGACGATGATGACATGAAAGAGGGTAAGAAAAAAGACGACGACGACATGAAAGAAGGTAAGAAGAAGGATGACGACGACATGAAAGAAGGCAAAAAGAAAAATGACGATGACCTTAAAGAAGGTGACCAACTTGACGAAATGGTAGGTTTAGCCGCTGTTGGTAGCATAATTGCTGCTGCTGGTGGTATTGAAGCTATTTTATCTAAAGGTCGTGCTGGTAAACTTTCTGGTAAAATGGAATCTGTTTACAAAGCTTTAGAAGGTATGGCTGCTGGTGCAGGCGCTGCCCGTAGAAGTGAAGGTGCAGATGACCTTGAAGAAAATATCGACATTGATGCTTTAATTGCTGAAATCGAATCTGACCTTGAAGAAGGTAAGAAGAAAGATGACGACGACATGAAAGAAGGTAAGAAAAAAGATGATGAAGACATGAAGGAAGATAAGAAAAAGGCTGAAAAAGACCTTGAAGAAGCCCTCAATACCGTTACTTCTCTTAAAGAAACCATTTCTGAAATGAATCTCCTCAATAGTAAACTCCTCTACTGCAACAAACTATTTAGAGCTAATGCACTTACTGAATCCCAAAAGGTTAAAGTAATTGATGCATTAGACAAATCAACTACAACTGGTGAAGCTAAATTGGTATTTGAAACTCTTCAAGAGTCATTTTCCTTTACTGGTGTAGAAAAAAGAGCAATTAAAGAAGGTTTAGGACGTGCTTCTAAAGCTGCTGGAACTGCTCCCAATAAGGTTATAACGGAATCCGTTGACGAGACAGTGTCAAGATTCCAAAAACTTGCAAACATTAAACTTTAAAAACCCACAATTATGAACGTAAATTCATTATTAGAGGGCTCAAACCCGTATAGGCAGTATAGCGCTGAGGCAGCTAAACTATCTTCTAAATGGGAAAAATCAGGTCTTTTAGAAGGCACTGATATGACTGAGTCCAGCAAAACAAATATGGCTATTCTTTTAGAGAACCAAGCCAAACAATTAGTAAACGAAGCCAGCGGTACTGGTACTGGTACTAACATTACTACCGCAAACAGTGAAGCATGGGCTGGTGTTGCTCTTCCACTCGTTAGAAGAGTATTTGGAGAGATTGTCGCTAAAGACCTTCTTTCTGTTCAGCCAATGAACCTCCCCTCAGGCCTTATTTTCTACCTTGACTTCCAATATGGTGGTGCTGATGGTACTGCACAGCCTGGCTTCGATCAAAACGAAAGCTTGTATGGTGCTAATACCACACTTACCAAAAACGTTCTTCCATCTGATGAACCCGGAGGTACTAGAAACCAAGGTTTATATGGTGCTGGTAGATTTGGATACTCAATCAATGCTACACAATCAGTCGTTGCAGAGGTTGCTTCAGGCACAGCTGGTTACACAACCGCTTCTGCTACTTTCCAAGATATCCTCCAATTAGATTCTGATTTCTCTTCTTCTTACGGTACTGTTAGTGGTGGAGCAACTGGTGCTACTTCTATTGTTAGAATATTAAAAGTCCCTACAGGTCTTTTATTAGATCTTGATGAAGATGGAGTAAGAGCCTATCAACCATCCGCTACTGGTATTAAGGGTTTCTTCCCTCAATTTACTAGAGTTAAGGATTCGCATGTAGAATTTGTTGTTTCTGGTGCTAATGACGCAGGTCTTGGTAACGTAACAGTACAATTCCAGAAAGGTCCTGATAACCTCAACGATAGAGGTGACTTTGAAGAAGGTAAGTCGGGTGTTTCTAGCTTCGGTGCATCAGGTAATGTTTCAAACATGGCTATTCCTGAAATCAATGTTTCACTTAGAAGTGATACAGTAACTGCGAAAACTCGTAAGTTAAGAGCTCAGTGGACGCCAGAATTCGCTCAGGACTTAAATGCTTACCATAGCATCGATGCCGAGGCAGAATTAACGTCTATCTTATCTGAGTACATTTCAATGGAAATTGATCTTGAATTACTTGACATGCTTATCAGAAATGCTGATACAACTGAAGTATGGAGTGCTAGAATTGGTGTCAACCCGTCTATCTCAAACGGTACTATTACTGCGGGTGTTGATCCAACATCAACCAGCCGTGAATACTACACTAAGATGTCTTGGTTCCAAACTTTAGGTGTTAAACTCCAAAGAGTAAGCAATACTATTCACCAGAAAACTCTTCGTGGTGGTGCTAACTTTATAGTTGTTTCACCTACTGTCAGCACAATTTTAGAATCTATTCCTGGATTTGCTGCTGATTCTCCTGGAGATCAAAACAAGTATGCTATGGGCGTACAGAAGATCGGTGCTATCAATTCTAGATACACTGTCTACAAGAACCCATACATGACTGAGAATGTAATTTTAATGGGTTATAAGGGTAACCAGTTCCTCGAAACGGGTGCTGTATTTGCTCCATATATTCCGTTAATTATGACTCCTCTTGTATATGATCCTGCTTCCTTCACGCCACGTAAAGGAATCATGACCCGTTACGCCAAGAAGATGGTTCGCCCAGACTTCTATGGTAAGATCCTTTGTTCAGATCTTAACTTTGTGTAATAGAGTCTTTAATATAAAATAGGAAAGGGCCGCGAAAGCGGCCCTTTTTTATATTTATAATAGACAAACGTTTTTAAAACCATTCATAATGGCTAAACAAAATATAGAAAAAACCCCACCTAAGGGTAACATTAGGTTCTCAATTTCCTTATCGGAAGAACAAAAAGCTGCTAAAACTGAAATTTTAGAACACCCTTTTAATTTTATAGTTGGTAAAGCAGGTAGTGGTAAAACATTATTAGCAGTACAAGTAGCTTTAGATCAAGTATTTAAACGACAGTTTAATAAAATTATTATTACAAGACCTACTATTTCTACTGAAGATAATGGATTCCTTCCTGGGTCTGAACGTGAAAAAATGGAACCATGGTTAGTACCTATCCGTTCTAATATGCGAAAGGTTTATAATAAACCAGACATTTTAGAAAAAATGGAAAAAGAAGAAAAAATTGAATTAGTATCTCTAGCACATTTTAGGGGTAGAACATTTGATAATGCTGTAGTTATAGTAGATGAATATCAAAATTTAACCAAATCTCAATTAGCAATGTGTATTGGTAGATTAGGTAAAGATAGTAAAATGATATTTTGTGGTGATTCTTACCAGATTGATTTAAGAGATAAGCAACACTCAGCTTACCATGATATGGCTAAATTGGCTAATTCTAATTTTGTCTTTAAAACCGTATTAACAGATTCTCATAGACATGCTGCTATAGATAACCTTTTAGAATTGTTAAATGGTTATCATTAATATGTATAATAAACACTAAATTTAATGGCATCTATTTCTATATGGCCGGGATCTTCCTCATTCGCGGACACAATAAACCCAACACCATTCGGGTTTTATGATACCGATACTGATTTTACATCATCTGCTAATCAAGTAGCAACTTGGTGTGCACAAAGATTAGGATATCCTATAGTTGATATAGAATTACAAGCAGTTAATTTCTTTACAGCTTTTGAAGAAGCAGTGACTACATACTCTCAATATGTTTATCAATATAAAATTATAGAAAATATTGGTACATTAGAAGGATCCACAACAGGTAGCAATTTAAATAACCAATACATTCAACCTAATTTAGGTAATACTATAGCTATTGCAGAGCAGTATGGTACTGAAGCAGGTACTGGTGGTAATGTAGATTTTAAAACAGGTAGTATATCTGTGGTAGCAAATCAACAAGTCTATTCATTAACTGAATTATTTACTAATGTTAGCGAATCAGGAAACCCTATAGAAATAAAAAGAATTTACCATTATGCTCCCCCGGCAATAGTTAGGTATTTTGACCCATATGCTGGTACAGGTACAGGTATTCAATCTTTAATGGAAAGTTTTGGATTTGGTAATTTTTCTCCGGGTGTTAATTTTATGTTAATGCCTACTTATTATGATGCCCTAAAGGTTCAAGCAATTGAATTTAATGACCAAATTCGTAAATCGGGTTATAGTTTTGAGCTTATTAACAATAATAAATTAAAATTATTCCCTATACCTGCTAGAAACGAAAATTTACACTTTGATTATGTAGTAAAAAATGATAGAAATAACCCTATAAGAAACACTGCTACTAATTTAGTTACAAATATTTCAAATGTACCTTATTCTAATATAAATTATACTAGCATTAATACTCCAGGTAGACAATGGATATTCCGTTATACTTTAGCATTAGCTAAAGAAATGTTAGCTAGTGTAAGAGGCAAATATTCATCAGTACCAATTCCAGGTTCTGAGGTAACTACTAATGCTGCTGATTTAAGAAGTGAAGCAGCTACTGAAAAAACTACTCTTATTGATGAACTTAAATTAATGCTTGAAGAATCATCCCGAGCTAAATATATGGAAAGAGATGCTCAAATAGCCCAAAATTCCCAAGATACCTTTGCTAAAGCTCCTTATCCTATATACATTTATTAATGATTAAATTAAAAGACATATTATTTGAAGATATAAATGTTTATTCTGTTACTGTAGTAATAGTATCAGATAAAGATGCCAATTTTACAGACATATTAGATGGAATGAGGGCTACTAGAAAAGTTACAATCATTAACGCTAATACTTCAGATGAATTAGAATTAAAAAACCGCCAAAGAACCGACGGTAAAGAAGTTCATACAGCTACTTTAAAATTTGCATCAGGAAAAAACCCAAAACAAGATTTAGAATTTCTTAAAACTACTATGCTTAAAAGTGATAAAGGTGATCCCGAAATGAGAATAACAGGACTACGTCATTTAATATTTAAACCAGAAACTTTAAACCGTGTATAATGCCATTATTTGGAGGAGCAAGAGATATATCTTTATTTAGAACAATGAATAAAGAATT